TGATTACACAAAAGATGAGGTGGATTGGTTTGCTATTTATTTTAAAATATTTAATTCTTGGTATGTGCTACCCATTGAGGCAGTTGAGGGTATTAATCATTTTTCAGTAAAAAAGAATTATAAATCAAAATATAATATTTTTAAAGATAATTTTGGATTTGTCAGACATGGTTTTTAGATTTGAGTATTATTAATACTTAAATACATGATATGGATACAGACCAAATATTAAAAGAATTGTTTGAATCGTTTAATCCAAAACCTAAGACTAAATGATTTGTGCAAATTGCAATAAAGACTTTGAAAAAAGTAGGGAAGAGGGAATAAATGGTAGAGCAAGGAAATATTGCTCTGTTAAGTGTAGAACCGATAACCAAAATCGCATTCATAAGCTTAGAAGGGTGGATAAGAGTAAATATCCTAGTTCTAGGCAAGTTGATAGCATTGTTAATAGTTACTCTAGAGACGTTATTACGGTTAATTATGATTGGGTGTTCTCCAATAATGTTTTAGATTGGTGTTCTTCTAGAGACTCAAGATTTAGAAACAATTATAAAATTAAAAAATCAAATGAAAGGAAACACGAAGTTCAAGAGTAATTTATGTAATATGTTATTTGCAGAAGCAAAAGCAAAAGAGAGTAAAGCGTTAATCACCTTACAATTGATGTGTGAACATCCCGCTGGTATTGGTGATCATTCTACTGATGATTTCTATAATAATGCAATAGATGCCATTAGAAACCTAGCTGATGCTAGTGATGAGTTAAAAACTATTGATAATTTTTTTCTTAAAAAGATTTATGATTAAGAATTATTTCTTGATAGATAAGAGAAGGTATGGCAAGAACTTAATCATGTTCTGTCGTACCATTAGGGGTGTGTTCTGTTATGATCACGACAAGCTATATGACAAGCACATAGACCATCTAGACTCATTGGATTGCTGGCATAAGTATGGTAGGTATACAAAGACATATGGAATACCTTATCCAATGAATTTAGATTGCGAGAACATCCTTCAGTACTAAGAGGGATACGGTGGGGGATACCGTGGTTCATTTTCTAAATGAGAAGATTTTTACCTCACTTTCAAACGGGTTTACGAATTAAAGAATACCCCTAAAAAAACCACTAAGATTTTAAGACAATAATGCTACACAAATGCATTGAATATTTAGAGGGAAATCGTAATTGGTTTCCCTTTATTATTTTAAAAATAAATCTAACTAATTTCTAGACATAATTATCCGTGTATTCTGTAGGAAATTTAGACCAAATTTATAGCCACATTCCAAGGGATAATTCCACACATATCTGCTGGTAATCTCCACTAAATAATGAGATGTTTTTGCTCAGAATATCCTCAACAAATCACTCAGTTTTATTTCTTATTTATTTAAAATAATTATTTATTATTTTTTTTAAAAATAATTTTTATTATAAAATATTTATTATAAATATTTAGACCAAATTGTAGACCAAATTCAGACCAAGTTCAGACCAAATTTTTAGACCAAATTTATTCTGAGTCAAAATCTGAGCCAGCCAATTGTGGATAACTAATATGTCATTGTTGAAAACTATTTTAAAATAATTTGTTATTGTTGTTTTTATTTATTATTACGTGCGCACGTTCTTTTGTATGTCATTGATTTACAAAGAGTTATCCACATTAAATATATATTTCAATTGTGGAAAACTTTTTCTTATTTTTTTGTTTAAAAGTTTTTTTATTAATTAAAAGGCTTTTATAATTGCTAAACATTATTTAAAACATAAATATAACACCATGAAAAAATTTAACTCAAAAGATCACGTTGTAATAGCTAATAATAATACAAGAGTATTCTATAAAGTAGTTGTTCAAAAACCTTTTTGCGATATGATCGCCTATAGTTTAGAGGAAGCAAAAGAGTTGCAAAATAATATAGGAAGGATTAACGACTCAATGAGCGCAGATAATATAGTTTTTTGGTTGAATGCAAAAGAAAATTCAAAAATTGTTAAGGTAACTGAAAAAATAAAAGAGATTTACTGATGATCGGTTATTCCGTGAAACGTGCTATTGATTTAGCACGTATAAATCAAATTTTAAACATAAATTTTATACACCATGAAAGAATTATTAATTACATCAAATAAGACAGAAACAATAATAAATGTGGTTTATTTTACCATCGGTTGCACATTGATTGTAACCCTATGCGCTGCGCTCATTTACGGTCTTTTAAACGGGTCATTATGATATTATATATACTATTTGCAATATTCATCATTACGCTTGAATATTTAGCACGTAAAGAGGAAAACAATAATAAGAATTATTATAAAAAACGTAAAAAATAAACATCATGAAAAGAGTAACTTTTAAAATAAAGAATACTATTCACGTGTTCAGATATGGCAAAACGACCAATTCAAAAATAAGTGATCCAAAGACCGCAATAATGCAAAGTTTTACTTTCTCGGTTGAGCAGCTTAGATACGTGACAAACAACTATTTGTTAAATCGTTCAAATAGTATGCATGACTTCTTTGCGCTTGATGGTGCAAACTGCTTAGACTGCCCTTTTAGCTTTAATACATCGGGTAAAGTGGGTTTATGTTATACGCACAAATTCAGTCAATACCGCGGCTTTATATCAATGCTTAAAAGCATAGCTAGAGAATTTGGCTCAGTGGGTCATATTAAAGAATACAACGAAAACCACAAGAAAGAAATCATAAAACTATCACTAAATAAATATGTTCGGTTTGGCTCATATGGTGAGCCGTCTCTTCATCCATTGGATTTAGTTGAAAGTGTTGCAATGGTTGCAAAGAATTGGACGGGATACACACACCAATTTAGAAAGCGCAAAGAGTTTGCCCCATTCTTTATGGCATCTGTTCACAATGACCAGCAAGCAAAGAGCGCAAAGGATATTTATAATTATAGATCGTTTATCAGCTATAATGGGGAATTGATTATTAAGGCAGTTCAATGCCCAGCAAGCAAAGAAGCTGGCTTTAAGTCCGTTTGTTCTTTGTGTTCTCTTTGTTCGGGTAATGACGGCAAAGGGGTAAAAGATGTTAAAATAAACATTCATTAATGATAGCTTTATTATCCTTATTTGTTTTATGCGCTTTGCTGGCTTTCTATTTATTAAAGAAAGAAAGCAAAGAAGCATTAACAAGGCGAACAGAAATAAGCTTTAACCAATCCAATGACGACACCTTAATCTTTCATCTAGATTTTAATGAACAAAAAGACGGATCTTTTATTGGTATTAAATATATCAATAGCGCTCGTTTTGGTATGGTCAAAGTAACTGTTTACAAAGGTGTTCAATACAGTGACAACGGTCTAAACTACATCGAAATAAAGAAAGGCACAAATGTTGTCTCATTGGATGAAATGACCGATAATGACTTAATACTAATATTCACACTAATAAAAAAGACATGAAACATTATATAAAAAATATTAAGCAATGCTTTACAGATAAAAACGTAAAGATTACAAAAATTAAATACGGTTATGATTGGTATGTAATCCACGCGAAAACCTTTCACTATATACCCGATACAATAAATCAAAATGTTTTTACTTGTTCAATTAATTATTTTAATACTCTAAAAAATAATTATAATATTTATCATCAATTGCCTATAATAACCTATTAATAAATAAACCAATTAATTAAAGCTATGAAACAAAAAACAAATAACAAATTGAAATATATGATTTACAACAATGGTTATATATTTATCAAAGAGTTTGAAAGCTTAGATAATTGTAAACATTGGTCAATTAATCATCTTAATCAATCGAATGAGATAATAATTAGAATGGTTTACGGATTAAATGTTAATAATAAAATAATTATTAAATAAATAAACCAGCTAATTAATTAAGCTACCTTTTAAGGTGGCTTTTTTTATGCCCTATTGTCAAGGGATACCATGGTTAATAGATTTAAGCCTATATAAGACGTTCAATGTTTGTTTGATATGATCACACCATTAAAGTAATTCGATTGATTAGAAAGCGTTTAAATAGCATTGATTGATTGATTGAGTTTAATTTGTTCTTTGGTTTGTTTTGGTTTGTAATTGGTTTGATTGATTTACTTTTAATTGGTTTGATTGGGTTTAGTGTATTAGAACAAACAGAAATATTCACAAAAGGAACACAAACAAACGACCTAACAACCGTTAAATATTTGTTATATAACATTCATTATGTTAAGTACATCCCCTCCCCTATCGATTACCATGGCTTTGACGGCAATTTCTTGATTTTTAGGTGTGGGTATCACCATAAGCAGTTTTCTCTCAAATCGATTTCAATCTTCTCAACACCAAAATTTTTTTCATAAAATTTAAAGAATTTGTTTGCTTTCAAGAAGGTAAGTGGTTATTTTTGTGAGATGCAAGAAAAATTAGACCAAATCAAAGAATTAGAGAGTTCTCTAACGGGAGATATGTTTCACGATGCTGATATTCGATATAGGATTCATTCTATTCAGATGGAAGTCAATGGGACAAGTATTTGCTCTATTGATGATCCCGAGTGCGAGGCTTGTGGTAGCTAGTTAACTTGCTGATATACAAACGATTACATGATAGAATTAATTGTTACCGATGATTTATATGAGAAGTCAAAAAACTTATATGAATTTAAGAAGAGGGTATTAAACAATTCAGTAACCAAGGGTGAGGGAAATATAGTTGGTGCAGTTGGTGAGGTGATGGTTGAGTCCTTTTATAAGGGACTTTACGACAATATCTGTATTGATTCTACATATGATTATGATTTGACAATGAATGGCTTTAAAGTTGATGTAAAGACCAAACTTTTAGTGTTTAGTCCATTGAGTAGTTATAATTGTGGTATTTTTAATTTCAACACAACTCAGAAGTGTGATTACTACTATTTTGTGTTCTTTAGTAAGGAAATGATGAAATGCTGGTTAATTGGATATATTGAGCCAAGTGATTTTTATAACAAGGCTAGTTTCAATAAAAAAGGAGAACTTGATACAAATTCAAATAATGGCTTTAGGTTTTCTGATGATTGTCATAATCTCCAAGCAAATCTCTTAACAAACATTGTGTCTCTTGATGGCAATAAAGAATATTGCGTAAATGGCTCAATTGTAAAGAAAATCAAATAACATCATCGTATTCGTCTTTTCTATTGTCTTTGCTTGTATTAATATACAACTCACACCAATATTGAGCCTCTTCGTTGGTTCTCTTGAGGGTCTTATTGATTTTGTAGTTTACAAGGCAAAGAATTACAGTTGAGGTAAAGAAAATAACGCAGAGGGATGTTAAGTAGGTTATCATTGGCTATTGCTCATTTAATACTATTATTTCTGATTTAACTTTCTCCCAATAGTTTGTGTTGTCGTTTTGTTTTATAATTTCATTTACAACAACAATTGCTAGTGATTTAGAGCATTCTACATTTACTTTTGAAATTTTATGTATAATGTCTATTGCTTTTTCTTTTGGAGTTAGAATTTTCATTGGCTTAATTTATTAAGGCGATTATATTCATATATTCATATTAATATTTTGTGTCTGTTGGTTCTTGTATTTTTTGGCATTTGCCACATTGTATGTTGTTTATGTTATTTAGTGACCCACATATAGAGCAAGACCAAATAATGTCTTCTTTTTTAGGCTTGGTCTCCATAAATAGCCATTCTTTCTTTATCATTGGTTTTTTATTTCAAATATTTTCTTTTCAATTTCTTTTAGCTTTTGCTCCATACGTACAATTTTGACATTGTCGTATTCAATTTGCTTTATAATGCTTTTTTTTAGCACTTCTAATCCTTCTAATTTCATCTGTCAATCCTTTCATGGTAAAACATAAATTCTTCGTCTAAATATGATAACAACTCAAAATTACTCAAAGTTGCA